GGATCATCTCCACCCACAACGGCCAGAAAAACCCGTTCAACCAGCTGATACTGGATGCCCGGGCCGGACTGAACCCATACCAGGTATTCCATGTCACGTTTGATGACGCCGTGGCCAACGGGCTGTATGAGCGGGTGTGTTTTGTCAAGGGCAAAAAACCGACACCGGAAGGCAAAAAGCAGTGGTACGAGCGGGTCCGGAAAAGCTATGGCACCAATGTGGAGGTCATGAAAGAAGAGCTGGACGGCATTCCACGGGAAGGGTCCGGCGTGGCCATCCCCGGGGTGCTGATCGAGCGGTGCATGACAGAACAGCGGCCTATTGTGCGGCTGTCTTTGGATGACAATTTCAAGCTCAAGGACCTGGCATACCGGGATTCATGGACCGAGGCGTGGATCAAGGAAAATATCCAGCCGCTGATCGCGCTCTTAAGCCCAAAGGCAGAGCATGTTTTCGGGTCTGACTATTCCCGGTATTGCGACCTGGCCGGGTTTGCCCCTGTGGAGATCATGCAGGATCTGACCCGGAAGGTCCCCTGGGCGCTGGAAATGCACAACGTGCCAACGAGAAGCCAGGAGCAGATACTGAAATACATTATCGACCGGTTGCCCAGGTGGAAATGCGGGGCCATGGATGCCACCGGAAACGGCTTGATCCTGGCAGAATACCTGGCGGACAAATACGGATATGACCGGGTGATCATGGTGACACTCAACGATGCCTGGTACAGGGAAAACATGGAGCATTTTGTCCAGCTGTTTGCCGACGGCATGATTGATCTCATGCGTGACACGGACGTGAAAAACGATCTGCGGGCACTGACCCGGATCGACGGCATTGTCAAGCTGCCCAAACTCCGGGTGGAGGACACAAAGGACAAAGAAATCAAGCGGCATGGAGATATGGCGATTGCTTTGGCCATGGGTGATTTTGCAGCATCCTCTGATGCCGGCAATCTTGTGGCCCCCATACCGGTTACCGCCGGCCCGGGCATGACCCGGCAGATGATGAGAGGATATTGAGCATGATACTGGACCAGTACGGAGATCCCATCAAGATCGACAAGCGAAGCCTGACCACGGAAATGGCGGAGTGGTCTACCGCCACCGGCACCAGCTACGATATCCTGCCGGACCCGGACCCGATTTTAAAAAAGCGGGGAGACGATGCCACCGTGCTCGATGCCCTGGCCGCGGACGACCAGGTGACCATGGCCATGCAGCTGCGCAAACGGCGGGTGACCAACAAGGGGGATTACGATTATGCGCCGGGTCAGCCGGAAAAGGGCAAAACCGCCTCAAAAAACGCGGTACAGCTTTCGTTGGACCTGACCCATGACCTGGCATCGATCAAGCTTAAAAACCAGTTTAACGCGATCCTGGCGGCCAATTTTTACGGGTATTCCGTGATCGAGCTGTACTGGGGGGTGGACGGGGGCCGGTACAAGCTGGTTCATATGGAGGAAAAACCCCGGTCCTGGTTCACGTTTTCAGGCCGTGGCGAGCTGCTTTTCCTGGAGAACGGCCGGGAAAAGCCGGTGCCCTACGGCAAGTTCCTGGTGGCCCGGCATGAGCCGACGTATGAAAACCCGTTCGGCCTGCGCCTTTTGTCCCGGTGCCTGTGGCCGGTGGCGTTCAAGCGCTCCGGCGTGGAATGGTGCATGAAGTTCCTGGAGCGGTACGGGATCCCCTGGCAGGTGGCAAAGGCCCCGTCCAATTTTGACGATGCCGGCAGAAAATCCCTGGCCACCTCTCTGGCCGCCATGGTTCAGGATGCGGTGGCCGTGCTGCCGGCAGGGGCCGAACACAGCATTGTGACCGTGGATGCCAAGGGCGGGGCCGACACGTTCATGAACTTCATGAACTTCTGGAATGCGGCCATCTCCAAGGTGCTGTCCTGCCAGACCCAGAGCAGCGAGATCACAGGCTCCACCGGCACGTATGCGTCCTCTCAGACACACTATGAGGTGCTGGGGGATGTTGCGGAAGCCGATGAGCTGCTGGTGTGCGATGCCATGAACGACCTGGCCGTGATCTATGCCCGGGTGAACGGGTCTCAGGAATACCCGCCGGTGTTCTCGTTCACCGAAGCAGAGGATCATATGGCCCAGGCCGACCTGGACAAAAAGCGATGGGACGTGGGTGTCCGGTTTACCAAGCCGCATTTTGAGCGCCAGGGCCTGGAGCCGGATGAATTTGAGCTGGCCCCGGAACCGGCCCCGTTTCCAGCGGGCGGACAGGCGCCTGATTTTTCCGGTACCGGTCAGGCCGGCGCCGGCACTCAGGAGTTTGCCGCCGGCAAGCCGTTTACCGAAGAGCAGCAGGCCCTGGAGGACCTGGCAGACGATTCTTTAGGCCGCGTGGCGGATGGGGTGGGAAAATTCCAGGCAGAACTGATTTCTGCCGTGGAAGCGGCGGACAGTTTCGATGATCTGATTCTCCAACTGGAACAGGCGTTTCCGGAATCGACCCTGGGTCAGTTTGAGGACATCCTGGCCCAGGCCATGACGGCTGCCAATATGTTCGGCCGGTATCAAATCATCCAGGAGGCAAAGTAATGGCCTTCACCTTCAAGCCCGGACCCCCGCCTGATGCCTGGCAGTTCTGGCAGGACAAAGTACCCATGTCCCGCAAGGAATTCAACCGCCTGGCCGATGACGACCGGGTCAAGGCCTTTATCGTTGGCGGCATGGCAAAGGGTGACATGCTTACTGCCATGCATGATTCCATTGGCACGGCGTTGGCTGAGGGCCAGGGATTGAAAACCTGGAAAAAAGATATCCGGAACCTGTTTGATCAGAACGGATGGACCCAGATGCAGAACTGGCGCCTGGACAATATTTTCCGGACCAACGTGCAAACGGCCTTTAACGTGGGCCGGTACGGGGGCATGCAGGCCGTGACCAAGGCCCGGCCCTGGTGGCGGTATTCCGCCATAAACGACTCCAGAACCCGCATGACTCATTCAGCCCTGCACGGCCGGGTGGTGCGGCATGATGACCCGTTCTGGGATAAGTTCTATCCGCCCAACGGGTTCCGGTGCCGGTGTACGGTGACGAGTCTGTCTGACCGGGATCTGGACCGCAAGGGATACACGCCGGAGACCATCGAGCCCGGCCAGCTGCTGGAGATCCCGGACGGCCCCCAGAAAGGCCGGGCCGTGCCGGTGATGCCGGATAACAATTTCCAGAACAACCCGGGCAAATCCTACTGGCAGGCGGACACCCTCAAATACCGGGCCGATGTGCGCCAGCTGGTGCTTGCGGATCTGGCCGCCAGTATCCCGGACGGGCTTCTCCCGGACAGTGAGGACTATGCCAGACTGAAACGCCATCTGACTCAGGATGATCTTCAGGACATGCAGACCCTGGTGTGGGCCAGAGAAACCCGGGTCAGACAAGAGTTTACGCCATGGGCGGAACAGGCACTGGCCCGTGCCCGGGCAAAAGGGGAAGTATACCCGGTGGCAAAACTGCCGGCCGGGGTCCTGAATAAAATCGAAAAACAACCCCGGCTGGCTATGGTGACCCTGGACGACACCCGGCTGGTGGCTCTTAAAAAGCAAACCAAAGGCACTTTAAGCGTCCGGGATATCCGGCAGCTGCCGGACCGGCTGACAAACGCAGAATGGTCCGATGCCGGCGGCGGAAAATTCACGGCCCGGGTGCCGGTTGGCCGGTCAACGGCGGAAGCCACAGTCACGATTGACCATGATCTGGGCAAAGGCCGGGTGGCTAATCACATTACGGGGATGACAATCAAGGAGTAGGCAATGAGCGAATGGGACAAAATATTTCGGACCGGCAGGCACACCAGCAGCAACGGCATCACGCGTGAATGGACCGTGGAGGATCTGGACCGGCTGGTAAATAATTTTGAGAAAGGCGCACCGATTTTGATCCGGCATCCACAGGACCAGGACAAGGCATTTGAATTCGGCAAAATCGTCGATTTAAAGCGTGCCGGTGAATTTCTGGTAGCCCAGTACGCGGAAGTGCCCGAAATACTAAAAATGGCGGTAAAGCAGGGCCTCAATCTGGCAAAATCGATCTCAGTAGACCCTGTAAAAATGGCCATCCGGCATATCGGCCTTTTAGGTTCGGATCAAGCCCCGGCCATTGACGGCCTGGGACCGGCCAGTTTTTCATCGGCAGACGGCACCACGGACGGGGAAACCTGTCAGACATATATGTTTTCACAAACCCAAAGAAAGGAGACCACAGTGGACCCGAAAGACCAAAAGATTCAGGAGCTGGAGGACAAGATCAAAACCCTGGAGGCCGGCAAGGAAACCGAAAAGCTCCAGGCGGATCTGGATCACGCCAAAGACGACCTGAAAAAGGAAGCGGACGCGCATGCGGCCACCAAAGCGGAATTTGAATCCTACAAGCAGGAACGGGCGGATCAGGCCCTGGCGGCCCGGGTGGATCATCTGGCGGACACCGGCCGGATCCACCCGGCAGAAAAAGACAAGACCCTGGCCTATGCCAAAGCCATGGACGGGGAAAACCCGGTGATGGAATTCTCCGCTGCGGACGGCAAAACAGAAAATATTTCCCCCAGGGAGAACTTTCTGAGGGACCTGGAAGCAAGGGATGAAGATCACCACAAGCTGCTGTCCGAGTTTGCCAAACCCGGCAATGCCGGAAAAGCCGGCAGCGGAAACGGCAATGCCGGAGAGGATGACCTCAAAGACATCAACCAGTATGCATAACGCCTGACGGCCCGGCCGGCAGGATTCATTGACACGCGGCGGATTGCCGCCGCAAACGGAGGAAACAATTATGGCAATTTCAGGAAACATTTCATCCACGACCTACCAGGTGCTGCGGGCCGGGCTGCCCATGAACCCGATCAATGTGGCGCCGGTGCCTTTGGACGGGGATGACGAGATCTGGCCGGTGGGCCTGATTCTTGGCAAGAACGCGGACGGCACGTATTTGCCTTACGCAGAAGTCGAGGCGGTTATCGGCACCGGTGACGCAATCGAGACTGATTTTGACGACCAGGTTGGGCCCATTGAACCGGGGTCTGCCAGCGTGGCGGCCGGTGAGGTGGCATTTGCTGACGACGGATGCGGCAATTTGACCAGTGCCGGCGGTTCCGGTGTCATCAATTACCAGACCGGCGTGGTGGCGGTGTCTTTCACCACGGGGCCAGCCAGTGAAGCGGCGGTCACCCTGACCTACAAGCCGGATCCCTATGCGGTTCTGGATCAGGAAACCGACACGGATGACGCGGATTCCGCCAATGCGGTGGTGTTCGGCGCGGTCAAGAAATCTTTGCTCAAGGTGGGCGTTTCTGCACAGACCGAGCCCACGGACGCGATCCTTGCCCGTCTGGAAACCCGGCATATCCACGCGGTGTAGCCGGGCCGTATAATTCGGATTTACCCGTGGTTTAAACACGCTTTTAAATTGATTTAAAGGAGAACAAACATGTTGGATTTGAGAAAGTATTTCACCCCGCAAATGGTGGCCCAGCGGCTGAAACAGATGACGCCGCTCAAGACCACGGTGGTGGACACGTTTTTCGCCAGAAAGGTGAACCACCCCTTTGACAAGGTGGGTAGAAGCGACCTGACGTCTGTGGTGGCAGCCATTCCGTACATCAACCGGGGGGCCGGATCCCTGGCCATCAGCCGGGGCACCCTGAGCCTGGATGATTTCGAGCCGTTTGAAATCGCGGCCCATGATTTTTTCACGGCCGCGGACATGAACCGGCTGAAGAATCTGGACGAGCAGAGTATCCAGGCCCGACTGGCCGGCGTGGACGATATCCTGCGCCGGACCTGCCGGACCACCGCTGAGGCCATCAGCGCCAAGGCCCTGACCGGGACTATCGAGTGGCCGGTGCGGCTGGAAAACGGCGCCACAGACACCTATTCCGTGACGTTCGGGGATACCCTGGACTTCACCCCGGGCACGCTCTGGGATGATTCAGCCATCAAGTTGCGCCAGGTATTCGCGGATCTCCAGTCCATGGAGACCGCCATCCAGAATGCGGGATACGGTGGAACTGTCAAATTCTGGGCCGGCACGTCTGCGTACTCCCAGCTGCTGGCTTTGGCAGAAACCTATGCGGAGAACCCCAAGGCCAAGCTGCGGATCGAGATTTCTTCAGAGGGCATCACCATCGGCGGGTTTCTGATCCAGAAAATGGCTGAAACCTATGTAGACCCGGTCACTGATTCCGCCACGGCCAAAGTGGCTGCCAAAAAGATCATGGCGTTTGCCACGGATGCGGTCCATACGCTGTTTTACTGTGCCCTGGATGACCTGGACGGGAACCTGGCACCCATGCCGTATTTTTCCAAAAACGTGAAATCATCGGATCCGTCCGGCGTGAAAATCATCGGGCGGAGCAAGCCGTTTCCGGCCCCTGTGGTCAACGCGATCTGCTGGGCCACGGTGATCAGTTAAGGGGGATGGATGGGTTATTGCACATCTAATGATATCCTGTCGGCCGCGGCCGAGCAGAACATCACCCTGTACACAGATGATGACCGGTCCGGCGCTCCGGATGCCGGTGTGATTGCTGACGCGATCGCATCGGCATCCGCCCGGGTGGACTCGTATATCTCCGGGAGGTACGGCACCAATCTGGAGCCGGTGCCCGAGCTCGTGAAAAGTCTGACCGTGGACATCTGCATTTACAAGCTGTCCGGCCGGCCGGGCGATGCTCCGGCCACCTACCGGGACAACTATAACGATGCCATCCGGCTGCTGGAGCAGATTGCCAAAGGAGATGCGGATATTCCCGGTATCACCGTCTCTGAAGATGATGTAGAAGCGGAAACCGCCGCGGCCGTTGTGTCCCGGGACAAGCATTATACCGGTGCCGGTCTGGAGGGGTTCTGATGGCCGGGTTTGCACAGACATTTGAGTGGGATGATCGCCAGGTGCAGGCCATGCTGAAGCAGATGGTCCGGCATGTCCGGGATATGGACGAACCCATGGACGAGTTTGCCCAGTACATGCTCAATGAGACCACGGAGCGGTTTGAAAAGGAAGAAAGCCCAGCGGGTCAGGCATGGAAAAAGCTCAGCCCCATCACCGAGCTGGCCCGCAAAAAAGCCGGCAAGTCCGGGAAGATCCTTCAGGTGGACGGGATCCTGAAAAACTCGATCCAGGCGTATACCGGCAAAGCCGAGGGCGGCTTGATGGTGGATGGATCGGACCTGGAGTATGCCGCCATCCATAATTTCGGCGGATGGGCCGGCCCGGGCCGGAAGGTGAAGATCCCGAAACGGCAGTTTGTGGGTGTGAATGACGACGATATCAATGAGTTCAAAAACATTGTGGCGGACTGGGTCACGCTACAGGAAGGACGGCGGTGAAAACACTACTGACAACCATTCAGGCCCTGATCAGAGGGATTGACGGCATCGGCGATGCGGATGTTTTCATCTCAGCAGACAAAGGGTTGACACCCAGAGGTGCCCGGTTTCCCTGCATCGGGATCAAGGACGGCCAGGTGGAGCGCTCGTTTCTGATGGGGGACCGCACCGAGCTGACCCTGCCGGTGGAAATATACATCTACCAGCAGCTGAAGGTCAGCGACAAGGAGATCCTGGACGTGTTCGACATCGCATCCCAGGTGCATGCCCTGCTCCAGGACAATTATCTGGACGGGTATGTCAAGGATGTGGAGCCCGGCAGGGAGACCCCGGTGCAGCTGCTGTACCAGGACACCGGCATGGTGATGAGAAAAACCTTGTTTTATCAGTATAACAGAGAGGAGTAGAAGATATGTACCGACTTAAAAACGGGCAGGAGACCTTTGAGATTGTCGACGGTCCGGATGCCGGCAAAAGGTTTGAGCGGGGCCGGACGTATGACGCGGTGCCGGGAGCTGAAAAACACCGGTTTGAACTGGCACCGGGTCCGGATACGGCGGCTGCCCTGATCAAACAAATGGGGAAAAAGCCGGCGGAAAAGCAAACAGCCGGCCCGGCACCCGACAAAAAAACCGCTCCGGCCCCCCGGCCGGAAATTACGCCGGCGGAAAAACCGGCAGAGACGGCAGCACCCGCCGGCAAACCCACCGGTAAAAAAGGAGGCAAATAATCCATGAGATCCATTCGATCAAACCACAACATTATTGCGGTGTCGGCATATGCCATGGAAACCGCGATCAACACAGAGCAGACTTTGGATTTGTCGCTGCTGGCCAGCGTGGGTGATATCATCGCCCTGGATCCCCGGCGGGAGTCCAACGTCGATGAATTGACCGGCAAGGAAGAGCCGGACACGATATACGATTTGGGGGACACATCCCGGTTGACGTTGAATTTTCCCAAGGCCCAGCCCCAGCATTTTGCACTCTTGTATGCGTACGGCCTGGGGGCGATTGCCACGACTGCGGCCGGGACCGGGTTCAAGCACACCATCACACCCATTGACGGGGATCTGGAGGCGGCCCGGTCCCTGCCGAGCTTCACGGCGGCCCAGCGCCTGGGCAAAACAATTGCCAAAGAGCGTTTTGCCAGCATGTTTGTCAACAGCCTGACCGCCACATTCGCCAGAGACGACTGGTGTAAGATCACGGGAGAGTGCATCGGGACCGGAAAGTATGACAGCTCCATCACCGAAGAGAGCATTACGGATTCAGAAGACACCACCACCCTGACCCTGGCAGCCAATGCCGTGGCCGGTGCCACGGCCGCAGCTCGGCTGGATTCCATCCACGCCATCCGCGCGGAAACATCCGCCGGCGTATGGGAGGATGTGGCGTTTTCTGCGGTGTCTGATGCCACACCGGCAGTGATCACCATCACGGCCCCGGGCGAGGCCATCACCAACATCACATACAAGGTGCTGTACGCGCCGGCGGAAGTGGCGTGGATGACCATGCCGGCCCGGGTGGCGGAAACCCCGCTGCGGGTGTCTGAGATG